CCCAGAAAGGGCACAAAGGAGCGTGCCGAGAGCGTGGTGCTGCGGGACTCTGGCACTGAGCAGGCTTCCAGCCTGCCAACTTCGCAGGGCACAGCCGGAACTTCGCTGCTACAGGCGCGCACCGTCAATGAAGTGGTCAAGGCGCAGACGAACAAAGTCCGGCTGGCCAAGCTCAAGGGTGAACTGGTCGACCGGCCGCAGGCCATAGCCCACGTATTCAAGCTGGCACGCGCAGAGCGTGACGCATGGTTGAACTGGCCAGCACGGGTGTCTGCCCAGATGGCAGCCAAATTGGGTGTGGATGCCCACGCCATGCACGTGACGCTCGAAGCAGCGTTGCGTGAACACCTTCAGGAACTTGGGGATTTGCGTCCTCGCATTGATTGAGTGCGGTCACTGATGATGGAAGACTACGAAGGTGTGCAGGAGATCGAGCGGGCCTGGCGGGAGGGACTGACGCCGGATCCGCTGCTGTCGGTCTCAGAATGGTCGGACCGGCACCGCATGCTTTCCAGCAAAGCGTCTGCCGAACCCGGGCGCTGGCGCACCAGTCGCACGCCATATCTGAAGGCGATCATGGATTGCCTCTCTCCCACCTCAGCGGTGGAGCGGGTGGTTTTCATGAAGGCTGCGCAGCTGGGTGCGACCGAGATGGGATCGAACTGGATTGGTTATGTGATCCACCACGCGCCGGGCCCCATGATGGCCGTGTGGCCGACGGTGGACATGGCCAAGCGCAACTCCAAGCAACGGATCGACCCGTTGATTGAGGAATCCGAAGCGCTGTCGGCGCTGATTTCTCCGGCGCGCTCGCGGGACTCGGGTAACACCATCCTGGCCAAGGAGTTCCGAGGCGGTGTGCTGGTGATGACTGGAGCCAACAGCGCGGTGGGATTGCGAAGCATGCCGGTGCGCTACCTGTTTTTGGACGAGGTGGATGGTTATCCGCTGGACGTCGAGGGCGAAGGCGATGCGATTTCACTGGCTGAGGCCCGCACGCGCACGTTTGCTCGGCGCAAAATTTTTATTGTTTCGACTCCCACCATCTCGGGCGTGAGCGCCATCGAGCGGGAGTACGAAGACTCGAACCAGCAGCGGTATTTCGTGCCGTGCCCGCACTGCGCACACCGGCAGTGGCTGCGGTTTGAACAACTTCGGTGGGACAAAGGCCAGCCCGAGACAGCAGCCTATCTCTGCGAGTCTTGTGACACCGCGATCCATGAGCACCACAAGACCTGGATGCTGGAGCACGGTGAGTGGCGGGCCATGGTGCCAGAGCGTGGCACCAAGACAGCGGGCTTTCACCTGTCGAGTCTGTACAGCCCGGTGGGCTGGCGATCGTGGCGCGACATTGCCGTGGCCTGGGAAGGTGCGGTCAGCAAGGTTTCCGGATCGGCGGCAGCCATCAAGACCTTCAAGAACACCGAACTGGGTGAGACCTGGGTCGAGGAAGGCGAAGCGCCTGACTGGCAGCGTCTCATCGAGCGGCGGGAAGACTACCGGATGGGCACTGTACCCCCGGGTGGCCTGTTGCTGGTGGGGGGTGTCGACGTCCAGAAGGACCGGATCGAAGTGTCGGTCTGGGCATTCGGGCGGGGCAAGGAGTCCTGGCTGGTGGAGCACCGGGTCCTGATGGGCGACACGGCACGTGAAAGCGTCTGGAAGGCGCTCAGGGCCATGCTGGATGAATCCTGGACCCATGCGTCAGGCGCGGCGATGCCGCTGGTGCGGTTTGCCCTGGATACCGGATTTGCAACACAGGAAGCCTATGCCTTTGTGCGCGCCTGCCGGGATTCCCGGGTAATGGCAGTCAAAGGGGTGGCCAAGGGGGCGGCCCTGATTGGCACGCCAACGGCAGTGGACATCACCCAGGGTGGCAAGAAGCTGCGTCGGGGCATCAAGGTGTTTTCCGTCACGGTGGGCATGGCCAAGCTGGAGTTCTACAACAACCTGCGCAAGGCCGCAGACGTCCAGGAAGACGGCGTCACCGTGAAATACCCCGCAGGCTTTGTGCACTTGCCCAAGGTGGACTCGGAATACATGCAGCAGTTGTGTGCCGAGCAGCTGGTGACCCGGCGTGATCGCAACGGGTTTGCTATCCGTGAGTGGCAAAAGATGCGCGAGCGCAATGAGGCGCTGGATTGTTATGTCTACGCGAGAGCCAGTGCCAGTGCGGCAGGCCTGGACCGATTTGAAGAGCGCCATTGGCGCGAATTAGAAAAGCAGCTGGGACTGGCACCGACACCCGAACCCGTAGCCCAACCCTCCGAAATCCTGGCCACCCCTAGCGGTGGCCTTGTTGTTTCTGACGGGCGCAGGGTGGCCAGGCGCGTGGTGCGCAGCCGGTGGCTGTCGTGAATATTTAAAGGAGTGTTTTTATGAGTCTTGCTACCCGAATTGAGAGCCTGGTCATCCGGGTTGCTCAGGAGTTCAACGATGTTCGTGCAACCGCAGGCAGTCTGGCCAGCCTGTCAACGAACGATAAATCGAGTCTGGTCGCCGCCATCAACGAACTCAAGGCAGCGGTCTTGTCCGCGATGGCCATCGACGACAACCAGATCGCCACCACCAGTACCTACTCGTCCAACAAGATCGTATCACTGCTGGACGCGCTCAAGGCAGACATTTTGGGCGGTGCCGATGCAGCCTATGACACCCTGGTGGAGATCCAGCAGGCTCTGCAGAATGGCACCAACGGCCTGGATGCGATTCTGAGCGCCGTCAATCTGCGCGTGCGTTTCGATGCGGCGCAGACCTTGAATGTGGCCGAGCAGTTGCAGGCCCGCACCAACATTGGGGCGGTCGCAGCCAGCGATGTTGGCAACACCGATACCGACTTTGTTGTGATCTTCGATGGGGCGCTGGCCTGATGAGCCTCGCCTCCAACATCGCTGCCCTGGCTGCGCGCATCGGTTTCGAGGTCAAAACCAAGATCGACGCGACGCACCCCGGTATCGCCAGGGTGTGGGTCAGCTTTGGTTATGTTGGCGGTCAGGTCGTGATCTACGGCGCACATAACGTGGCCAACGTAGTGCGTACGGCGGCAGGCCGGTACCGCGTGCATTTCGCGCAGTCGATGCCGGATACGAACTACTGTTGGACCGCGCTTGCTCGCAGCAGCACCAATACCGGTCAGCAGCGTTTCGCCATCGTGCGCGCCAGCTCCGACCAGAAGACTGCGCAGTACGTCGACATCTCCTGCGCGACCGCTGCATCGTCGTTTGACGACTCCTCTGAAATCAATCTTGTGGTGTACCGCTGATGGCCTACACAGAAGCCCAACTCCTGGCATTGGAGAGCGCGCTCGCCAAGGGCGAACGCAGAGTCACCTTTGGCGACAAGACGGTGGAGTACCGCTCCGTGGAAGAACTGCGGGTGGCCATGCGTGATGTTCGCCGAGGCCTTCTTGAACAGGCTACCGCCACAGGCATGTGGCCCGGTGCCCCACGCCAGATCCGGCTTAACACCTCCAAGGGGACGTGATGGGCTGGTTCAAGACGATTCGTCGCAGGCTCTTTTCCTCCACACCCACCTATGACGGTGTGGGCGGCGGCAGGCGTGCGCTGTCCTGGTCGGTGGGCAACCCCGGCGCAGTGGCGGCCATGCTGTTCAACCAGAGCGAGCTGCGCGCTAAAAGCCGCGATCTGGTGCGTCGCAATGCCTGGGCCAACTCGGCGCTGGAGTCCTACGTGGCCAACGCCATCGGGACAGGCATCAAGCCGCAGTCCATGCTGACCGATGCACGGCAGCGTGAAGCAGTCCAGGCACTGTGGCGCAACTGGACCGTGGAAGCCGATGCGGCTGGCCTCACCGATTTCTATGGACTGCAAGCGATGGCCTGCCGGGCCATGCTTGAAGGCGGCGAGACTTTGATTCGGCTGCGCTACCGCAAGCCCGAGGATGGACTCAGTGTTGCGCTGCAGATCCAGGTCCTGGAGCCCGAACACCTGCCTGTGCAGATGAACATCACGGCAGAAAACGGCAATCTGATCCGCGCTGGCATCGAGTTTGACCGACTGGGGCGCAGGGTCGCGTACCACCTGTATCGATCGCACCCCGAGGACGGTCTGCTGGCTCCCATGTCGGGGGACGGTGGATTGAGCACGGTGCGGGTGGATGCCGCAGAGATCATCCACTTGTTCCGGCCACTGCGCCCGGGCCAGATCCGGGGTGAGCCCTGGCTGGCGCGTGCATTGATCAAGTTGAACGAACTCGACCAGTACGACGATGCCGAACTGGTGCGCAAAAAGACGGCGGCCATGTTCGCTGGATTTGTGACTCGCCTCTCACCCGAGGACAACCTGATGGGCGAAGGTAATGCAGACAGCAATGGGGTGGCCCTGGCCGGTCTGGAGCCCGGAACCATGCAGATCCTGGAGCCCGGAGAGGACATCAAATTCTCCCAGCCTGCCGATGTGGGTGGTTCGTACTCCGAATTCCTGCGGATGCAGTTTCGGGCGGTGGCCGCCGCGATGGGCGTGACCTATGAGCAACTCACGGGTGATCTCACACAGGTCAACTATTCATCCATCCGTGCTGGACTGCTGGAATTCCGGCGCAGGGTGGAATCCCTGCAGCACGGCGTCATAGTGCACCAGCTGTGCCGCCCGATCTGGGCTGCATGGATGGACCAGGCGGTGATCGAAGGCGCTTTGAATTTGCCAGGGTATG